CTCAAATACTCCTTTTGAGGTAGTCACAGAAATAACTCAACTACCAAATGATTTTACGAGCATAGGAGCAGACATTCCTGTGGACGTAGCAGACGCAAGTAAAAAAAGAAGAAAATCACAAAGATTTATTTCTGGTGCTCAACTTACTCAAATGGTGAAAAGAAAACTTGGAAAAATTTTACCAAAAGGTCCGCGTAGAGGTCCACCATTAAGTCCGGTGCATCTTACAGAAAGAACAGGAAATTTTAGGCGGTCTGTTCAGGTTTTTCCAAATTATAGGAAAGACTTGATAAGGTACACTTATGACCCACGGTATGGCGTGCATAGAGAGACCCCAAGAAATCCTGATAGAGACATTACAAACTCAATTAGAGAAGTTGTAACCGCCCTATATACCCGAAATTTTAATATTGTTAGAGGATTTTAATGGCAACCTCAAGAAGATCAGATATAATAGATTTATTAGTAACAGAATTGAAAAAAATTGATGGAGGCACATCTGATTTTGATTCTAGCTATACGTTTAACACAGATTTATCTAATAATGTTGAGAGAAAAATTCGTTTTTTAGATGAAGTAAATGACTTTCCAAGTCTTTACATAGCTGCGGGAACCGAAATCAGAGATTTTAATTCTCAGAATTTGACAAACGCAACTCTTGACGCTACCATAAGAGCATACGTTTTTAGTGAAGACGAATCACAAGATAAAATGGATGATCTTATTCAAGATATTGAACATGTGATTTATCGTATCGGAGATAATTCTGATAAGGGTATTCAGGAAATCAGTATTTCTAATATATCTGCGGATGAGGGATTATTTACACCATACGGTCTAAGTGAAATCGAAGTTATTATAGACTATATTTTAGTTTAAAAGGAGAAGAAATATGGCCTCTCTTAATCTACAAAGAAATTCAGAGGTGTTCTATTCGACAGTTGACCTTATTAATGGTGCTGCTGTCACAAGTATGAACAATGAAAACACTTGGAAATTAGAAGTGTTAGCAGGTTTCGCTGTTTCCTCGTCTGCAGCAACTCAGGACATTACGAGTCTGGAATCAGGCACTGACCCTGACCGTTCGCAACAACGATTCAATACTGCGATTAACCCTGTTGATTGGAATTTCCAAACATATTTACGTCCAACTGGCGTTAACTCTGGCGGTACTGCGCCTGCATCAGGCGGGGGCACTAACCAAACAGGTAACGTTATACCTCTCGCTGATTGGTACATGTGGCAAGCACTTGTGTCAAATACAAGTCCATCAAGTGGCACCACTTATACAAG